CTCATAATCGGAAATATCACCTTGAGATGTTCTATATACTTTTACTCTTTTAACATCTCCCGCAAATGTATCTAATTGAGAAACTTTAATATTTGCAAATGATTGTGTAACTAATGATGCTACTTTTGAACCAGTAGTATCAAATGCATATATAGGTGATAATTGTTCTACAATTGAAACAATTGGTCTTTTATAAAATCTTACTCTAGTTGTATTTGGTAAAGATGGGTCAATGTTTATTGTTCTTTGCCATTTTACTATATCTAATGTATCTCTGATTTGTCCTACTAAAGTAATAGTTGCCGGACCAAACGAAGTTTCAGTTGGATAAACATATACCGCAACTACTTTAGAAATACCTTCATAATATTCATCAGGAGAACCATCTGAAAATTCACAATATAATACTTTACCAACACTATCTTTAATTTGAACTTTTACTTCGGTGTTTGGTTCTAACAATTCAGAACCTGCAATTAAAAATGCATTTTTACCACCCGAAAAAGTATCAGATAGTTCTGTTACATTAAAGTAATTTGAATTTAGTGATGTATCTGTAATTTGTGCTCTTACTAATTCTAATCTTTCATCCGGAGCTAATTTAATTTCAACTGCCATTATAGAATATTCTTTTTTATAAATATTCTATTTTTGAAATATCACAATTAACACCGGTGATTAGGGTATATCGTTTAAAATTACTATCTAATAGTTCAGATACCGAATGTTCCGGATTTACATGCTTAAAATCTAATATAGCTATTTTTCCAAAGGTAGGTAAAACTTTGGTATTATTAACAATTAATTCTCCACCAAATCCTTCTTTCCAATCTTTATTTAAGTAAATTAATATATTACACAATTTAAGATTATTAGAACCATCAACGTGTGGATTTATATAACATTTTTTATTAAACATTGTTATAGATGGATTTCTTGCACCATCTTCTTTTTTATTAATTAAATTGGAAGGATAGCATTTATTTAATATGTTATTAATTATTTCTTTTATAAACGATTGTTCTTTAAAAGATAAATAATTTTGTAAATCATTACTTTGATACCAAAATTGCCAAGCATTGTTTATTTTAGCCGCCTCTTTTAATTTTTCTAATGTTTCAAACTCAACATCTTTAGAATAATTAGTATATGCCCCAGTATGTACTGCAGTTGTGTAATTTATATTAGAACAAATCGTATGTATTTTATCTAATAAATTTAATTCATCTATATTAGATAACTCAAACGTATAATACCCTTTTGTTTTTAATTCATTAAATATGTTAACATCAAACATACAAATAAATATTACTTATATTGTATTTGAGAAAATCCATCTACTTTTTTAATCTCAACTAATGTATCTACAATATCTCGCATAGCATCCAAGTGAGAAATGATATTAATGAAATCAAATTGGGTTTTCAAATAATCAAACATCATAAAGATAGATTGTAAATTATCACTATCTAATGTACCAAATCCTTCATCGATAACTAAGAAGTTTGGACGAGGTAAATTACATACATTAATAAGTGCAACTCTAATTGCCAACCCACTAACAAACTTCTCCATACCACTACACATTTCTAAAGGCCAATGTTGGTCCTCATATACAATCCTAGCGTTCACATTCTTGCCACTCATATCAAAGACGATACCAAACTCTACAATTTGTTGTAAGATGTTGTTAACCTCACCTTCTATCACAGGTAGAGCCTTTGCAATCAATTCGTATGAAACACCATCTCTCTTTACTGCATCTAAGTAGTATTCGTAGATTTGGAACTTTTCTTCTAAATCTTTTGCTTCTGTCATCTTATCGGTAACTGATGTAATATAAGATTGTGTTTGAACTATTTGTCCATTCATATCTAACAATCTTGCTGCTATTTCTCTTAGGTCTTTGCTAACTCCCGCTAACTCTTGTTTCTTAATATCAATTTGTTCCTCTAAAGAATCATTGTTTTGAATAGTAGTTTCGTTAGCGTGGTATTTTTCTATATCTAATTCTACCGCTGTTAATTGTGCTTCATACAATTCTTTTTGAGTAATCAATCCACTCAATTCTAAATATGTGGTTTTATGAAGTGCTTTACCTTTTTCTAATTTAGATTTGTAATCCTCAAATTGCAAATATTGTTCTTCAATGCCTTCCCATGAATCTAAAGTTTGTTGAATACCTGTACATTCGATAGTTGATTGTTTAACTGCTTCTTTCAATTCAGGTAACAATTCTTTTACTCTCATTGCATCTTTTACAAAAGTATTATCACAACAAAACTTACAATTAGGGTCATATTCATGATTATCCAAATGCTTAATTGTTTCTTCTGCAGAACTTATGTGTAATTTTGCAATATCATAAATTTTTGTAGCTTCAATTAAATCCTTTTGTTGTTGTTGATAATTAGAATATACAACATCTATATCAATACCATTGAATTGTTTTTTACTCTCAATTGCAATTGTCAAATCAGCCATTACATCTACTATCTTAGTAATACTTGCGGCTTTGGTTTGAATAGTTGCATCGGAGCCTGTAATTTGAGATTGTAAAGTTGATTGTTTACTTTCTAATTCAGTAATATCTAAGTTACCATCAATAGGAACTAATTGAGCTGATAGATTAGTTATTTCTTCATTCAAATCATCTTGTCTATCTTCATAACCTTCTTTCTCAATTTCAAATTCCTCATACTCATCCTTTAAGGTTTCCAATTTATTTTCAGCCGTTGCTAATTCAGATGTAAAATCGGTTCTCTTAAAGTTTCTTAATAAGACCTGAACTTCTTTAATATCTTCACTTGCTAAATCATATAACTTATCAAATACATTAATACCCATAAACTGAGCTAATAAATCCTTTCTTTCTGATTGTGATTTATCAATGAATAGGGAATTATTTCCTTGTAAAGATAATGCAGTTAATACAAAATCTTCATACTTTCCTAAATAAGATTCAATTACTTTATCCGTTCCTCTACGTTCATCACCATTTAAGTTTACGATTTCACCACCCTCTATTTTCCAAAAGTTTACATCACATTTAACCGCATCACCTTTCTTTGTAGTTTTAGCGGTTCTTTCAATGAAAAACCTCTCATCATTAATATCAAACTCTAACTTACAACTAAATGATGTTTTACGATTGTTTAGAATATTAGCTGCCTTAAATGCTCTACTACTCTTATCAAATATACAAAATGAAAGAGCATCGAATAGAGATGATTTACCACTAGCGTTTGGAGCGAACACACCCATTAACCCTTTCATGTTCTCAAAGTTAACGATATTATTCTCACCATAAGAGAACATATTATCAAACTCAAAACGAATTGGTTTCCAAGCTATGTTCTTAACTAAATCATCATCATTTAATCGTTTGTTTAGTTTATTGTTCAAATCCTCAATCTTACCTAATGTTTCATTATCCAACATATAGTTTCTACCTAAGTAATCTTTAATAAGACCGGCTTGATATTGAGGGTCGTTCACATTACCTACATTTAACTTACCATCTTTATTACCCGTCCTTAAACGAGCTAAAGTGTCGGTACGAGTAATAGTGAACTCATCTACTTTATATTTCTTTTTAATCTCCGTAGTAACTCTCTTAATATCTGCTGCATCGGTTTTAGATACGAACACTCTAAGACGAGGTTTAACTGGCATATCGGTTACATCAGGTACAACACCATTCTCAACGTGTAAAGTATAATAACCATAATCATTTGGAACATCTACATATTCAACTGATAAATTCTCAACATTCCAAATAGCATAACCATGTTTGTCTAATGCCTCACCATGATTCTGTTGTATTAAAGAACCTGGATAAACTACCTTACATCCTTTTGGAGAAATCATAGTTTGTCTTCTATGTATATCACCTAATAGGGCTAAATCATATCCATCAAACATTTCTGATGTAAAATGACGAGATGAAATTGTATAACCAACATCCGTAGTTGCATCTAATACAGGTCCGTGAAACAATGCAATATTTTTAGTATCTGATGTTAATGGTTCAAACACCCAATTCTCTTTATCATCAAATATAGAGAACGTATCAAATCTTACACCCCCATAGGTATAACTTTGAGTATTTCTTAAATAAGTTAAATTAGGTAAATTCAATGCTTCTACAATTGGAGTTAATACATCCAATCTACCCGCATTATTTAAGTTACAATCGTGGTTTCCAGCTATTAATATAGTAGGACATAATTCACAGCACTTCTTAAGAAAATAATTTATTTCATTAAGAAGCTCCGGTGACATTTCTAATTTAGCGTGGGCTAAGTCTCCAGCTAAATAAATAAGGGAATCTTCCGTTCCCTTTTGTTTAATATCATTAAATAATCTATCAAATACCTCTCTATATTCCTGGTGTCTTTTTAGATTTCTAATGTGAATGTCTGCAATGTGATAAATTCTCTTTAATTTATTCATTTATATTTTATTTGATAAATTCTATTTTATTACTGAACTACTATTAATTGTCAATAGTTTTTCTCTTAATACGCTTTCCCAACTTAAAGTTACGGAATTTTTCTGATATTTCAAAATATTTTGGAAGGTATTTTCGCCCGCATCTTTACCATCTAACTTAATGTTCCTCACCGACTTTACATATGGTTTTATTTTGTTATATAACACTATTGCATCCTCTTGTGCATCAGAGTCTAAGCAAATATAGACCTCAGGATTGGTATTTTTTATAGCCCCCATTAGTGTTTTTTGAACAAATTTACCCAATAACGGGATAGAATTTCTTTTTAGAGCAATTGCATCAAATACACCTTCACATAAAGTAATAGGTTGTTTCCAGTCAATTTGATTAGAAAATACTATAACATCTTTAGATACAGGAGGATTTTTATATTTTTGCTTTTCTTCAGGAAAGATACTTCTTGCTATAAAATAATTTAATTGATTTCTATTATCATATGAAGGAACGATAATTCTACCACCATATAATCCTTTTGGACAAAATCCTATGTTATACTTAATAATATGTTTTTTAGTAATACCTCTTTGTTTAAGATATGATATTGCATTTCTTTCTAATGGGTTTGATATACTATTTGATAATTCTAATGCTGATTTAAACTCCGGTGGTAGAAATAATTGTGATGTATTTTCACTTTCTTGTTCTTCATCTTCCGATGTTATTTTATCTAATAATTCTTTAATAGAACCACCCCAATCATCTTTTAATTTTTTTCTAATTTCCGCACTCATCCCACATCTAATAGTCAAATCACTTAGGTCTAAATCATTCATTCCAATTCTCTTACCTAAATAAATAAGATTACCACCCGCATTACAAGTCCAGCAATGAAACTTAAAAGTCTTATCGTTTATTTGCAGTTTTGGTTTAGTGTGATGACAAAAAGGACAATTGTATGCATACTCATTTTTCTTTAGAGTTTTACTAGGTCCTATGTATTTATCAAAAAGTTGTATTATCTCCATATACCAAAGATATGGAAAATAGTTTAAATTACCAAATTATTCTGAGAACCATTCATCCGGTATTACCTTATCCGCATACTTAAATCCATTCTTTTCACACCAATCGGCGTAAGTTGTTTTAGATTTTTTATTAAGTTTGTTCTTTGAATTTGTAAATACGAAACGAATATCTAATGTAGGATTTTGGTCTTTAACTAATAGATGTTTTTTTCTATCCGCTAATACAAACCTACCTTTCGTTTCTACCCTAATATTGTTGGGTAATTTAAAATCCGGACTATATGTGTGAGGTGAGGAAGGTATAATATAATTAACCTTTTCAGTTTCGTATTCTACTTTAATTCCTTTACTCTCTATTTGTTGGGAAACGGTATCTTCTAATCCACTTTTATAACCATTCTTCTTTGCTACCCAACCTTTTTTTGTAACTTTTTTTGTCATTAACTATTTTCTAGGTGTAACCGCTTCATAGTTTTTTTTAGGAGTATATGGTGCGGTTGCATTACCATTTAAATCTTTTTTATCTAAAGTCTTTTCACTTAAATCAAATTCAGATACACTACCTAATTGTTGATTTGGAGTAAATCCGGTTGTTTTAGCATTGCTATCAATTTTTGCTGCGATGCCACTTTTATTGTATGTGTCTATTATTGCCATTTTGTTTTGTTTTATATAAATATACGTTAAGTATCAAATCGTATTAAAAAGTTTACAGGAAGGTCTGGAGTTGATTTAATTGGCGTTGCTAGTTTAGCTACTGCTACCATATCCATATTATCATCGTATAAACCAATTGTTGTAATATAAGGTGCGATGAATGAACCTGTTGGGTCTACTGATGAACTATATTCATATGCATTAAACAAAGGTAATTGATAATTATCACTATATGTAGTTTTTTTAATTCCTTCAAATGTAGTTGATATAGAACCGGTTATAACATTAGTTGCAATCGTAGCAGTTGGGTTTGTTGATACATTAAATTCATCTTCACCAACTATTAATAATACTTCATTTTCATAAATAGTAGCAGTTGATTTGTATGAACCACTAAAATTATTTAATGAATTATATCTTACTCCACCTAATTGTGTTAATTTTGTTATAACAATTAAACCATGTGAATAAAATACATTACCAATAGTAGGTACATCAAATTTTTTCTTTTTAAATACACCTAAAAAACTAATAGTACCTGCTTCTACATCTATTGTTAATAAATAAAAAATGTCTT